CAAGCGGTTCTCGCCGCTGACGGCACACCGACCACCTACTCCAAGCGGGGAACCGGCAAGCCCCGGGCCGACAAGAAGGCCTACCCGCTGACCGCAGGCATCCCCTGGCCGACGCAGGTCACTGCCGCCGAGACACCACCCGCAACCCCCAGTGGTGGTACGGCTCTCGGCGCGACCTGGGTGCGAGTCGCAGCCCCGTCCTCGGCCAACGGCTCGATCCACTTCAACCCGGATACCGGCGTGTGGACGATCTCCGACCGCGACTCGGCCGGGACCAGCGTGGCTGTCCCCCTGGAGAACATGTCGCCCGGTACCCAGCTGTGGGTCGGTGGTCCGTTCGGTGCGTTCTACGCCACCGTCGTCTCCGTCACGGCAGGAGCGAGCACGGCACCGACCCAGGTCCTCACCACGGACTTCGTAGTGACCGGCGAAATCTTCATCGGTGACGTCATCCGCCTCGCCAACGGCGTCGCCGCTCCCGGCACGGTCGAGGCCGAGCCCGAGGCCGAGGCTGTCGAGCACAAGGCCAAGACGAAGAAGCCGAAGAACCAGTGACCCGCTGCGAGTGCGGCAAGGAGGCCGAGCCCGGGCGCACCGAGTGCTTCCGCTGCCGGATCTCCGGCGTCGGCTTCAGCTTCAGGGGCTCGGCGCAGCACAGCCGCTCCGGGTGGAACCGCACCGCTCGGGAGTGGAAGGAACAGAACTTCGGCACCAGCGACGACCGTGAACTCGCCAAGCGTGGCATCGAGAGGGCAGACCCATCATGAAGTCCAACGTGGAGTACCTCAAGTTCTGCCAGTCCGAGGTCGCCCGCTCGAAGCGGTGGCGTGACCAGGACAGCTTCGACGATGACTGGCGGAGGTGGATCGACCTGTACCGCGGTCGCCAGTACGAGGGCGGCGACAGCGCCACCGACCGCCTCATCGTCAACATCGTGTTCGCCACGGTGAACGTGCTCCTCCCCGCCGTCAGCGTCAACAACCCGAAGTTCAGCGTGAACGCACGCAACCCGAAGTCGCAGGCTCAGGCCATGCTGACCGAGGAGATCCTCAACTACCTGTGGCGTACCCACAAGTACCAGGCCGACTTCCGCCTGTCGGTGCTCGACTTCATCACCATCGGTCACGGCTGGCTCAAGGTCGGCTACAAGTGGGTGAAGGAGCCAGAGGAGAAGGAAGCCGAGGAGATCGGCGACACCGAGTCCGACGCCTACGACGAGGGCATCGACGACCGCGAGGCCAAGGATGGCAACGTCGAGTCCGAGCTGTCGGTCGAGGACGATCGCCCCTTCCTGGAGCGCATCAGCCCGTTCGACGTCTTCGTCGACCCCGACGCCCGTCACCCGAAGGAAGCCCGCTGGATCGCACAGCGCACGTGGCGTCCCCTCGCCGACGTGCAGGTCGACAGCCGGTACTCGGCCACCGCCCGCAAGCAGGTCAGCTCCAAGACGTGGAGCCGCTGGGCCAGTGGCGACTCGGACGGGGATGCCCGCAGCGGTGACAGCCAGCCCTCGCAGGGCCTGGCCTACGCCGAGGTCATCGAGTTCTACGACATCAAGCGCAAGAAGGTCTCGACCTTCTCGATGAGCAACGGCGACGAGGGCAAGTCGGACGGCTTCCTCATCAAGCCGAAGAAGATGCCGTACGCCTCTGGCCAGCCCTTCATCATGCTCCGCAACTTCGAGGTGCCTGACCACTTCTACCCCATCGGTGACATCGAGCAGATCGAGTCGCTCCAGCTGGAGCTGAACGAGACCCGCAACCAGATGATGAACCACCGCAAGCGGTACGCCCGCAAGTGGCTGTACGAGAAGGACGCCTTCGACCGCGACGGCATCGCTGCGCTGGAGTCCGACGTCGACAATGCCATGATCCCGGTGCTCAGTGACGGCGACCCCGGCAAGGTGATCTCGGCCGTCCCCGCCGTCATCACGCCGCCCGAGTTCTACAACCAGTCGGACCTGATCTCGACGGACATGGACCGGGTGTCGGGCGTGTCCGACTACCAGCGCGGCGCGCAGACGGCGATCAAGCGCACGGCCACCGAGGCCGCGATGATCCAGGACGCCTCGAACGCTCGGGCCCAGGACCGCCTCACGAAGATCGAGGACGCCCTGTCGCAGGTGGGCGAGCGGATCATCATGCTGATGCAGCAGTTCCTCACCGGCGAGCACGTCGCTCGGGTCATCTCGATCCCGGGCGCTGCCTGGCTGGAGTACGACAAGGACTACATCAAGGGTCAGTTCGACTTCTCGGTGCAGGCTGGCTCGACCGAGCCGATGAACGAGACGTTCCGCCGCCAGTCCTCGATGCAGCTCGTCGATGCCTCGATGCCCTTCCTGGAGAACGGCACGGCCGACCCGGTCGCCCTGTACCGCAAGGTGCTCTCCGGCTTCGGCATCACCGATCCCACCGAGTACATCAACCAGCAGGTCGGCCAGCCAGGCGGAGACCCAGCCGGGTCGGCACCGCCCCCGCAGGGGCAGCAACCGGCCCTTCCCCCCGGCCCGCCCGTGGGTGGCCCGCAAGGGATGCCGAATGGTATGCCTCCGAGCAACCCGATGGAGGAGATGGAGCCAGGCGAGCAGATGGAGCCTGGCGACATGATGGAGCCTGGCGAGATGCCGATGGGCCCGCCGCCCGGCTCCGCCCCGATGCAGCCGGGCATGTTGCCGCCCGAGCTGGCCGGGCTGCCGCCTGAGATCCTCCAGGCGATCATGTCTGGTCAGATCCAGCTGCCTCCCCCTGCCGGGGCGATGCCCCCAGGAGCACCCGAGGGCATCCCGCCTGAGCTGCTCCAGATGCTCATGCAGCAACAGGCCCAGCAGGGATAGCACATGGGCATTGGCAGTTATGCCTACAATGCCCTCAATGAGCAACGTGGAATACGACTCAGTCCCAGAGGTCGAAGCAAGCCCCGTCGTGGACGGCCAAGCAAGCGAGACTCTCGAAACCTTCGATGACGGCCCAGCGCCTGAGCCGGAACCGGAATACGAGTACCTCGAAATCGACGACGAGCTTGCCAACAAGCGAGTGAAGATCATCCGAGATGGCGAGGAAGTCGCAGTTCCGCTCCGAGAGGCACTGGACGGGTACAACAGCAATTCTGTCGCAACCAAGAGGTTCCAGGAAGCAGCCGCGATTCGAGAGCAGGCCCAAGAGGCACTCCGACTCCAGCAGGCATTCCAGACCTCCCCAGGGTTGACAGTCCAAGTTCTTGCACAGCAGGCAGGCATGAGCGTCGAGGACTTCCTCGGCCTCACACCACGTCAACAGGTAGCGGCCACGCAATCCCCGCCGCCTCAAGACGAGTACGCCGACCCGCTGGAGCGCGAGCTGATGGTCGAGAGGCAGGCACGCCTGGCCCTCGAACAGCGACTGGATGCACAGGATGCTGACCGGTACCTGAACGCACGAATCGCGGGTCTCAAGCAGACGTACCAGATCGGTGACGAAGAAGTCCGTTCCGTCGTGGCTCAAGCACTCCAGATGGGTGCTGGCCCCGAGTCGTTCGACATGATCTACCAGGCACAGGCCTACCAGAAGCTGCAAGCCATGACATCGGCCCAGCAAGAGGTAGCCCAGCGCACTGCCGCAGACGACACCCGTCGTCGGGCAGCTGCCGCCTCTGCTGCTGGTGTGGTCAGCTCTGGAACCGGAGCCGCCAACGTCACCTCTGTTCCGCCTGCGGATGTCCACATGACACCTCGCGAAGCGGTCCTTGCAGCCTTCGAGCAAATGGGAGCCTGACGCGGGGTCTACCTCTTAGGGAGACTTCGACATGGCACTTGCATCACATACCCCGGCAACCTGGGACGAGATCCTCTCGACCACGTTCCACAACTACCGGAAGTCCTTGACGGACAACATCTTCAACAGCCGCCCGCTGTTGAACTACTACATGAGCAAAGGCCGTATGCGTACGGTCTCCGGTGGTATCTCCATCGTCGAGCCGCTCATCTACGCCGAGGGCCAGACCCAGGCGTACACCGGTGCTGGCCCCGTGCTGGTCGAGCCGCAGGAAACTGCGACCGCCGCCCAGTTCGGCTGGAAGCAGCTCGCTGCGACCATCATCATCGACGCCTTGGAAGAGGCGCAGAACAACAGCAAGGAGATGGCCGTCAATCTCCTGGAGGCGAAGATCATGCAGGCAGAGGAGACCCTCAAGTCTCGCCTGAACCGCATGTTGTTCGGCACCTACACCGCCCAGTCGGGCGAGAGTGCGGGACAGCTGTTCACCGGCCTCCCGTACCTCATCGACGAAGCGGTCGTCATCGGTGGCATCGACCCGGCGACCAACGCCTGGTGGAAGTCGATCGTCAAGCAGGGCGGAGCCCTCGACGCAGCCGGTCTGGAGAAGGCGTTGCGCGACGCCTACAACAGCTCGTCTGACGCGGGCAACGACCGGGTGGACTCCATCTTCACCAACGCCTTCGGCTTCGGCTTCTACGAGTCGACGCTCACCCCGCAGGTGCGCTACACCGACACGGCGAAGGCGAACCTCGGGTTCCAGAACCTGATGTTCAAGGACGTCCCGTTGTTCTGGGACTTCGACTGCGGCGGCACCGAGCACGCCGACACCGCTGTCCCCGCCCTGTCGACGACCTCGGCGAACTACTACGGCGTGAACTCGAAGTACGTGGGCCTCGTCGTCCACTCGGAGCGCAACTTCAAGCAGTCGAAGTTCACCGAGAACCTGAGCGGCTCCGTCACTCAGGGTGGCAGCTCGGCCACCGCCTCGGCGCTCGACGCCCGCGTGTCGTTCATCACCACGTTCGGTGAGCAGACGATCCGCAACCGTCGTCGCTGCTTCAAGGTGGTCAACGTCACCGAAACCCCGTGATGCCCGAACCCCTGGGGAGCAGCCGCGCTCCCCAGGGGTTCACCCACTTCCGAGTAGAAAGGGCGTCATGAGCAACAGCTACACACCAGACAACGCGAGCGGACAGGGAGTGGCCCTCGCGCACACCGTCTTCGGCTCCCCCGTCACTGCCACGATGCGTCCGCAAGCTGGCGGGGAAGGCATCGGGCCAGCGACCTGGTCGACCGCCCCGTACAAGAAGAAGCGTCGTGTGAACGACAAGGGTGCGACCCTGTGCGCCTTCGAGGGTGGATGCAAGGCCTACCCCATGAAGGACCAGGAGTACTGCACTGGTCACGCCCGCAGCCTCGGGATCATCCAGAACTGGAAGTCCGGTCGGCCGAAGGCGGTGCAGCCAGATGAATCTGAGTGACATCCAGAACTACGTCTGGCGTCAGACCGACACCACCGTCGCCGACCTCCCGGGCGAGACCATCGCCGCCTACGTCGACGAGGGCTTCCAGCGCACCGTCGCTGCCGAGAACCGCTGGCCCTCGTACGAGGCGCAGTGGGAAGTCACGGTTCCTGCCGGGCAGTTCCGAGGCCCCCTGCCCAGCGACGTCAACCCTCCCGGCATCATGTCGGCAGCCGACCTCGACGGCGGCGGTCGCCCCATCCCGCAGGTCAATCACGAAGAAGCCGAGAGCCGCTGGGGCCTGAGCCCCGCCGACCGCATCGTCCAGGCCTCGGCCTACTCGATCTGGGCTGGCTCCTTCTTCCCGTGGATGCTGTGCGTCGGCGACACCGACCGCAAGTTCTACCTGCGCGGGTACCGCAAGCCGCTCGTCACCTTCGGCGCTGACGGCCAGGTCGACGCCGATCCCCGCCTGCACCTGCCGCTGTGCCACTACGCGATCGCGCTGGCCTACGCCCAGCAGGAGGACGACGTCCTCGAAGGTCGCTACATGGAGCGGTGGGCTGGCGACGTCGAGCTGGTGCGCAAGGCGGTCATGGACCCATCACGCAACCGGCCGGTGGTCATGTACGGCGACTGGCGCAACCGTCGTGGCGTCCCGTTCAGCAGCGTGCTGTCCGGTGGCCGCGGTGGTGGCGACGACGGAGTGGCGGGGATCGTCCAGATATGACCCGCCTCCAGCCGATCACGCTGCGCGACTTCACCGGCGCACTCAACGTCAGGGAGAACGCGTTCCAGCTCGCGGACAACGAGTCCCCCGCGATGCTGAACGTGCATGTCGACTCCCGCGTCGGGTTCGCCACGAGGGCATCGTGGTCACGCTGGAACCCCCAGCCCATCCGAGATGACAACTCCGACTGGGACCCACGCAACAGCGCCGTCCACCAGTACTCGGACGGCTCGTTCTCGGTGTACGTGGTGGAGGACAACATCGTCTACCGCTCGTTCAACGCGGGCAACTTCGTCGACACCACCATCCGTGGCTACTGCCACCCCCACCAGATGGACCTGGCGCTGTGGGGCGATGTCGCCTACTTCGCCACCGGCGCGCTCGGGTCCACCCGCGGGACCCCGGCGAAGATGAACCAGGCGGGCATCACCACGCTGGCCGCTGCCGGTGACGGCAGCTGGAACGACGACTACACGACGGCCGTCCACGGCCGCGGGGTCGTGTCGGAGACGTGCGAGACGCACGCCAACTACCTGTTCCACGCTGCGGTGTACGAGACCTTCGACGGGGTGACCAAGGCGTACCCCAACCGCATCCGCTGGTCGCACGTGGGCGAGCCCGAGGACTTCGCCCAGGCCGACTACCTCGACATCGAGCGCGGCGGCTCACGCATCACCGCCATCAAGTCGTTCACCGACCACCTCCTGATCTTCAAGGACCGTGGCGTGTGGGCGCTGTTCGGCTACGACGCCGACTCGTGGCAGCTCGTCGAGGTGTCCACCGAGTCGGGCACCGTGGCCCCCACCACCGTCGCCGCCTCCGAGTCGGTCTGCTACTACTACTCGCCCACCGGGCGCAGCGCCGTCTACGTCGTGGTGCGCGCCGCAGCGCCTGAGTCGGTCTCCGAGCCGATCCGCGTCGTCATGTCGGAGTCCACGGCCACCGACAACATCTGGCTGTCGTGGGCATCGAACCGTCTGTTCGTGTCCATGCCCTGGGAGTTCGGCGCGCTCGCACCACGGGTCACCCCAACGGGGATGGACGACCCTCAGCCGTCCCCGTTCGGGGCGTCGAGCGACAAGAACACCCTGTTCATCTACGACGCCACGATCGGCAGCGGGGCCTGGGAGGCTCACACTCCCGCCAAGGGCAGCATCCGCACGGTCGTCGAGATCCCGGGCAACAAGGCCCCCCTCGGGATGCTGTCGGACGACAACAAGAACCAGTGCTTCATGCGCTTCGGCGGTGGCTCGACCGACGCCGTCGACATGATGGACAACCCGGCCGTGGCCTACCCGTTCTGGACCTTCTACTCCACGAACTGGAAGGACGGCGGCACCGAGGAGCTGCGCAAGTCCTGGCGGCGTCCCCGCTTCATCGTGCGCAACCCGGCCGAGGCGCTGGAGCTGCGCGTCGACGCCTTCCGTGACTACGACCTGGCCACCCCGTACCGCTCGTGGGTGATCGGCGTCTCGTCGAGGGGCAAGACGTTCTGGCGTGAGCTGGGCGCTGCCGATCCGGCAGGCGACGGCTTCGACTGGGACGACGGCTCGGAGTGGGAGGGCCAGACGTCAGGCTCACGCATCGTGCGCGGTGGACCACTCGGAGTAGCCAGAGCCATCCAGCTCGTCATCACCCCCATCCCCACATCAGAGGGGAAGTCGTGGGGGATCGACGCTCTCACCCTCAAGTACATCAACCGTCGATTCACCACGTAGGCAGGTCCGCATGGCATCTTTCAACTACCCACAATCCATCGACCCGAACACCCCGGCGATCGCGACCGAGGTGCAGACGAACTTCGACGCGCTGCTGGCGTGGATTCTCGCCAACCTCATGCAGGCTGACGGGACCAAGGTGATGACGGGTCCATTGACCCTCATGCCTGGCGACCCAGCCTCCGGTGCCTTCGCCGCCAACAAGACGTACGTCGACTCCAAGGTGCTGGTCGGTGAGATCAAGGAGTTCGCCGGGGACGTGCTGCCCACCGGGTACCTGTGGTGCAACGGCGGAACCTACTCCGAGACCGACCAGCCCAAGCTGTTCTCCGTCATCGGTCGCAAGTACACCGACGCTGGCGTCCCGACCGGCAGCTTCAAGGTGCCCGACAAGGGCGGCAAGGTGGGCGTCGGCTACAAGGCCGGGGACGCCCTGTTCGGCACGCTCGGGGTGGCCGGTGGCAGCCCCAACTGGGAGAAGATCCAGCACCTCCACTCCGTCCCCGAGCACGGGCACAGCGCGACCGCAACGATGGTCTCCAGTGGTGGCGTCGCCCACGCCCACGGCCACAACATCGCGGTCAGCGCCGGTGGTGCCCACGACCACAACTTCGGCGGTGGCACGCAGCACTGGTGGGTGGACCCCGTCGCCTGGGGTACGGACTCGATCGCTCCTGGTGGTGGCCAGAAGATGGGCAAGGCCACCTGGGCGACCCACGACGGCCACGGCCACGGCATCACCGGTGGCATCAGCAACAGTGCCGCTTCCGCCACCGACCACGTCCACGGCATCACCGCCACGGTCGCCAACCAGGTGGCCTTCAACACCCAGAACGACGGCACGGCGACGACGGTCGTCAACAAGAACTACCAGCCCTACCTGGTCACGAACTTCATCATCTACGCCGGGGAGAACTGAGTCATGGCTACTGACTACGGCGGGTACGAACGGCAGGTTGGCGACGTCAACTACAGGTACGGCACCGAGGCGTCGACCAACGCCTACAGCCGCTTCCTCAGCCAGCAGCGAGGTGAGCGCAACCTCGGCGACATGTCGCAGCAGTTCGGTCGCTCGTACCCCGGCTACAAGTCGCAGTTCGCACAGCGTGGTCTCGGTCAGCCGGGCGTGCGCTCGGGCTCGATGCAGCAGTCGATGAACCGCTACGTCGGTGACTACGCACAGCAGTACCAGCGGGCCCAGCAGGACCAGACGCTGGAAGGCCAGCAGTACGACATGCAGCAACGTAATCTGGACCAATGGCGTCAGCAGGCGCTGCAAGACATCGAGACGCAGAAGGCGAACGACATCGCTCAGGCAGCACAGAATCTTGAGTACTGGAAGAAAGCCCTAGGAGGCATCTGATGGCAACCACCCCAGCGATCGGTAGCCGCGAGTGGCTGCTCCAGCGCAACCCCAACATCTTCGATGCCAGCAAGTCGAAGGACCAGCGCGGTGCGCCCGTCAGCTTCGGCACTGCCCAGTACCCCCAGCTCCCCAGCTCGGGCAACTCCTACAGCGAGGGGCTGCGATACTCCTCGACGGCCCCGAACGCCACCAGCGTCGCCCAACAGGCACCGTCCGGTCAGTACTGGTGGAACGACACGGCCGCGGCGAAGCCGCAGCCGCAGCCACAGCCGCTCCCTCCGTACAACCCCAGTGGTGGTGGCGGCGGCGGAGGTGGCGGCAGCACGACGCCACCCATCGACACCGCGTCCATCCTCGCCCTGCTCGGCCGCAAGCCCCAGGCGCAGACGTGGCAGAGCCTCGACTTCCAGGACTACGTGCCCACGCAGTTCCGTGACTTCAACTCGGCCCAGTACGACACGCTGCGCGCTGGCCTCAAGGACGCCATCGGTGCTGACCGCACCGCAGGCATGAACGCCTACGGCGATCTCCGCACCGAGATGGGCAACTGGCAGAACTCCTTCAACGCACCGACCACGGTGGCCAACCCGACGCAATCGGCTGCCATGCAGCGGATGCTCCAGGCCAACGGCACGCCGACGAACATCAACCAGGCCGACACGAACCGTGGCATCCAGGCCGACGCCGCCTTCGGCAACGTGCTCGCTCTGCTCGGTGGCGTCAACGACCAGGCCCAGCAGTCGCGACTGCGTGCGGTCGGCGGGGACGAGCGGAGGCTGAACGAGACCCTCGACGCCGAGCAGCGTGGTGGCGACCTCATGGTGAACATGAGCGAGGCACAGGCCCGGGACCTGTACGAGAAGGAGAAGTGGGAGTTCGGCGAGGAGATCGCCCAGATGAACTACCAGGCCCGCACGGCCAATCAGCAGTACAACAACACCGGCGTCAACACCACGAACGCTGCGAACACGCAGTCGGCCAACTCCTGGAACGCGGACACGGTCAAGACGCTCATCCAGCTGATCGCCGAAGGCGCACCGATCGACCCAGCGATGCTGCAAGGAGTCTGAGATGGCAGACCAATACCTCGACCCGGCAATGCTCCAGTACCTGTTCGAGCAGGGGACTGGCTCCAGCCCTGGCTCCATGCTCGCTCGCCCCGAGAACACCGACGACTGGGGCACGCTCGACGAGCAGGGCGCTCGGCTGACGCAACTCAGCAAGGCGTCGAACCTCCAGGCCAACCCGAACTACGTCGTCGGCCTGGGCCAGCAGGGCTACAGCCCCGAGGCCTTCCAGCCCGTCACCAGCTACACGCCCATCAACACGAAGGGCCGCGACCAGCTCCAGCTGTGGGCCGCTGGCAACGATCCTCTCCGCAAGTTCATCGGCGAGAGCCTGCTGAATGGTGCCAGCCCAGGTCAGGTGCAGAGCCAGCTCCAGGTCATCCTGAGTCGGCCCGAGGGCGACCCCCTCCGTGACTCGTACTTCGGCTCGGTCCCCAACGCCGTGAAGATCGACCCGATGACCGGGGCGCAGACGCCGATCCCCGGTGGCGTGGACTGGAACACCCTCTACAAGACGGTCGACTCCGCCTACAACGACCTGCTCAAGGACGACCCCTGGGACGGCCAGACCGTCGACGAGCAGGGCAGGCCAGCGGCAGCGAAGCAGGAGGACTCCGAGGCGATGCAGGCCCTCAAGTCGATGGGCTTCACCGTCACCCCGTACGACGAGTTCACACAAGAGCAGCTCGCTCCCGAAGGACTGCTGGAGATGCAGCAGCAGCGGCTCGACCCGCTCATCCGTGAGAACGTCGCCAACATCGAGGGCACCGCAGCAGCGCGACGTCGCAGCGACGAGATGGTCCCGCAGTACGAGAAGGCGCTCCAGGATTCGATGGCACGCACGGCGTTCCAGAACGCTGGCGGTCTCGCCCCTCCGGCCACAGCCGCACCCGCACGGCCAGCAGCGTCGTCGATGGACGCACGCAACGAGGCCAACAACACCAACGCCCTCACCCAGGAGCGGAGCATCCTGCCGGGCTTCGGCGCTACGTGGAACGCCCTGGCGAACTACTTCGGCTCAGGTAACGAGCCTCAGCCCGATCGCACCCCACGCCAGGAGCAGGCGGCGCAGTCGATGCTCGCCCCCAGGTCTTCGGCACCGTCCCCGCTGATGGATGCCATGCTCGGCGTGGCTGGCGGTCGCGGGGGTGCCCGCCAGCCGACGCCAGAGGAGAAGGAACGCCAGCGCCTGCGGGCAGCGATCCTGCGGCAGAAGGGCGACGTCCTCACCGGCCAGCAGAACCTGGGCCGCTCGAAGCTGGCCCTGAGCCAGCAGTCCGACAAGGATTGGCTGGGTGAGCAGCAACGCCTCGGCGCGATCGAACAGCTGCGGGCCCAAGGCATCACCCCCTTCTCCGTCCAGCAGCAAGCGATGAACAGGATGTTGCTCGGGTGACCCCCGAGGAGCGGCTCAAGCGATACGGCGGGCTCACGGTCTACGACCGCCGACCCAAGCCCGCTCCACGAGCGCGTCCCCGCGTCAACCCGGCAGGCGTCGACACCTCGCGCATGTCGCCCGAGGTGGCAGCCGCATGGAGCGCAGCCCCAGCACAGCCCGAGGAGGAGCCGAACGCCGTCCAGGCAGCCGGTGGTCTGCTTGGTCGTGGCCTGGGCATGGTGCTCAACAATCCGGTCGCCAACGCCGTCCTCCGACCGCTCGACGTGCTCGACGTGCCACGTCGAGCGGTGTGGTCGACGATCCAGGAGGGCGCTGACGCCGTCTCCGGCGAGGGCTTCTCCCCACAGGACTGGTACGACCAGACCAATCCGTTCCACGCCATCACGCAGAAGGGCGACCCGACGTTCGGCGCTGGCGATGTTCTCCCGGAGATCGACACCCCGCTGTCGGCTGGCTGGGACAAGTGGATCAACCGCGCTCAGGGCCTGGCTGGCGACATCATCGGCGACCCGCTCACCTACCTCGACGGTGTCGGCTTCGTGGCTGACGCCGCCAAGGTTGCCCGCGAGCTGGACAAGCTGAACACAGCACAGAAGGCGACGAGCAAGCTGGCCGACGTCGAGCAACTGCTCAAGTCCATGAACCGTCCCGGCACGGCACTGCCCCCAGAGTTTGCGGGCGCAACAGAGAGGCTGGCCCAGCTCGGCGGAGAAGCCGACCTGGAGCGCCTCGGTCGGCGCAGCCTGTCGGGCACGAACGAGGCGCAGCGCGCCGTCATGGACATCCCCGAGCCTGGGCTCGGTCTCAAGATCCCGTTCACCAGCATGGAGCCTCGGGTCATCCCCGGCACAGCGCCGCTCGCCCTCGCCGGGTCAGCCGCCAAGGCGACCATCAAGGAGCAGGCCCGCAAGCTGCCCGGCATGGGTGCCATCCGTGGCACACGAGCACCAGTGGGCGTGCTCGGCAACACGCTCCAGCCAGCGTACGAGCGCATCCTCACCGGCAAGGGGGGCGGCTCCATCCGTGGGGCCATCGACACCATCGCCACCGACAACAGCGCACGTCGAGGGGCTGGCGTCTTCGGCACCGTCGCCGCCGACGAGCTGAACCGCGTGGCCAAGGAGGTCGAGGACCTCACGCCCGAGCAGCGCAGCGAGATGGTGAGGATGGCGGAGGAAGACCCGACCGTCACCAACGTCTTCACCGACTACCAGCAGAAGATCATCGCGATCGGCAACTACCTCGGGGTCAACATCCCCGAGATGCAGGGTGGCCGCTACGTCATGCCGCACGTCCTCGACCGTGGGTTCCGCAACTACCTGATGAAGCTGGTGCGCAGCGGGGACGGGCGAGCCGACGACTTCATGCGAGAGGCTGGCCTGAAGACCGACGACCTCCTGGAGGAGGGCGGCTTCATGCAGCGTCGCCAGTGGCGACCGAACGAAGACGGCACGCCGTTCAAGGCGAAGATCGCTGGCAACGATGTGGAGATCGAACTCGGCTCGATCGACGAACTGAACACGAAGATCGGTGCGCTGTTCCCTGACTACACGGGCAGCATCTACGAGACCGACCCCATCCTCGCGTGGCGTCGGTACATCCAGGGCACCCGCAAGGACGTGGCCAAGCGCCTCGCCTACGGTGAGGCAGCCGACGTCGGGCGTGAGGGCGTGTACCGCCGCCCCGACCAGCCCGACCAGTTCGATCCCTTCGGTGGCCGCGAGCAGCTGCCGCCACGTGTTGGCCCCAACGGTGAGGAGATCCCCGTCGAGCGCGTGGTGCCCAACACCAACGCCCCGATGACGATGGAGCAGGAGCGCTTCTACAAGGGCGTGCCCAACGAGGCTGCGACCAAGGCGCGCAACAAGGAGATCAAGAAGACCCAGCCGCAGCTGCTGGAGGAGTACACCTCGGCTGCCGCAGCGCGCCGGGCCGAGATCGCCGACGACCTCGAAGCACTCACCGACGAACTGATCCAACCCATCTCCGCCGAGCGGTCGCGGATGCTGGCGCTGCGCAACACCGCTGGCGTCACCCGTGACAACGCAGCCGAGTTCATGGAGGATCTGCGCACGGTCACGCTGCCGTCGATCCAGGCGGAGATGGACCTGCTCGACGCCGAGCTGAAGCGCCTGTCGTCTGCCCGCTCCAGCGTGGCACGCACGGCCCGGGAGCGCACCCGCCGCCGCCAGGACGAGATCCTCGACAGGCTGGACGCCCAGCGTCGCCAGCTCATCGAGCAGCGCGACAGCCTGGCTGGCGTCTACGCCATGCGCCAGGGTGACGTGCAGGCTGCGACCCAGAAGATCCTCGACGAGGTGCGGGCCATGGCCCCAGCCGCGAAGGCGAAGGCGATCGCCCGCAAGGACAACGAGCTGAACCGCAGCTACAGCCGGGCGATGGATGCCTACCGTCGCAAGAAGTCCAACCTGGTCGGCAAGTGGCGCGAGCGCGCCGAGTTCACCGCCTCGAAGGCTGGCCCCGATGGGATCACCCGGTCGGGGAGGCGCAACTCGTTCGGCCTGCGTGATGGAACCGACGAGCAGGCAGTGGCCAGCGCCAACCGCCACCTCCAGGAGAACGGCGACGCGCTGCGACGGTTCAATGACGCCGAGGAAGAACTCATGGGGCTGCGCCGTGAGTACCACAGCAAGTACGGCAGCGACATCGACGCGCTCGATGAGGACATTGCCTTCGAGCAGAAGGAACTCAACCGCCTGAACCCAAAGGGCGAGGACCGCAACGCTCGCATCGACTACATCAACGAGATGATGCGTCGCCGCCAGCGGCTGGTCACCGAGCAGCGCAAGCTGGGGCCAGCACTCCGCCAGGCCGAGCGCAACCTCCAGGCAGCCGACATGAAGAAGATCGCCGAGGCGCTGGAGACCCGCACCAACAACAAGCGCTGGCTGGAGTACCTCGACACCAACGCCTCGGCCGAGCACAGCCGGGTCGTGGAGGTGCAGCGCCAGCTCGACGCATGGATGCAAGGGCTGATGGCAGACGGCGAGCGTTCCATTCAGGGCGTGAATGGGATACAGACGTCGGGCATGATGACCCCCGAGGTCGAGGCTGCGCGCAAGTACCTGGAGACCAACGCTGCGTTCAACTACATCAAGGATCGCAACCGGGTGCAGGCACTCAGCGACCTCACGATCTCCACGGCCAAGGGCAAGACGAAGGCGGAGACGAAGAAGCTTCAGGCAGCCCTGCGTGCAGAGCGCAAGACGCTGGAGGAGAGCCTGGCCAAGCGGGCGCAGACCGGACGCAAGGTGGCTGCCGCCGAGAAGACGGTGAAGGAAGCCGCCCCGGTGACGCTGCCCGGCCCGAAGCAGCCGCCACGTGGGGAGTTCCTCGACCAGGTCGAAGCCGACCAGCTGCAAGCCGAGCGGGCAGCGCAGCGCAACGCCAACGACCTCACGAACAAGCGCGCCGAGATCGACCAGCAGATGCTGCCCGACATCATCAACACCGAGACGGCACTCGGGGACACGAAGCTGCGGATGCAGGACATCGCTCGCGGGGTGGACCAGGAGACCAACCAGGTGGCGATGGACGAGGGCATGAACGCCATCGAGAAGCAGCGAGCCCTGTCCGACCAGGCCGAGCAGGCCAAGGTTCGCAAGGGTGAACTCACCCAGTCGCAGCAGATGGTGGACCAGGCCATCGGCGAGTTCCAGATGGTGTACGACGACGCCGTCGTGAACTACGAGAAGTACCGAGGCATCCACGCCGACATCGCAGCCAAGGCCGACTCGACCCGAGTGAACCGGGCCAAGGATCGCGTCGAGATGCTGCCGAAGAAGAAGGACCTGGACCAAGCTGCCGCTGGGGCCATCCCCGCCTACGAGACACAGCCCCTCAACCGCACCATCGAGGATCTCAACGCCGTCATCAAGGCCAACCCCACCGGCGACGACGAGCTGATGACCCGCATCGAGGCAGCCCTCCATCCGCTGGAGCAGCGCCTCGCCGAGCTGACCACCGAGCTGGACATCCCGGCCCGGGAGGTGGAGCAGATCATCAAGGCGGCACGCAAGGGGGAACTCTCCCCGGTCATCTCGCACATCATGAAGTCCGACTTCCGCCAGGTGTGGCAGGGCGGGGACGTGGTGATCTCGAAGGAGCTGGATGCTGCGTACAAGAACCTGACCTCGGTGCTCGACAACCCCGGCCAGTTCGCCAACGTGCTCACCGCCTACACCAACTTCTTCAAGACCTACGCCACCCTGACGCCGGGCTTCCATGTCCGCAACGGGCTGTCGGCCATCTTCATGAACAGCGTCGACGGTGTGAAGATGTCGCACCAGCTCGACGGCGTGAAGCTGTGGCGCGAGTACGCCAAGAGCGACAGCCCACTCGAATGGCTGATGTCTCGCAGCCAGGAGGAGCAGGACGCCTTCCAGGCAGTGTTCGCATCCGGTGCTGGCGGTCGGTACTTCGAGGCTGGCTTCGCCGACTCGGCATCGAGCGGCAAGCGCAGGCAGTCACTGTTCTCCAACCCGGCCACCCGCCTCAGCCAGAAGGTCGGCCAGGACTGGACGGAGGGACCGGTCCGACTCGGCATGGCGCTCGACTCGGTCAAGGCGGGCAAGTCGATCGACGACACGATCGGTCGCATCACCCGCATCCACTTCGACTACGGCCAGGTGTCGCAGTTCGACGAGAAGGCCAAGCGCCTCATCCCGTTCTGGACGTTCATGTCCCGCAACCTGCCCATGCAGATCACCGAGATGTGGTCGAAGCCGAAGGTGTACGCCTGGTACAAGAGCTTCGTCCGCAACTTCTCCAGCGAGGAGCCCGAGGGCACGCCCGAGTACTTCGGCACCGTGGGTGCCTTCCCCTTCGCCGGGACGGAGTTCGCCGGGATGCCGCTGTTCCTCCAGCCCGACCTCGGGTTCACCAGGGTCGAGGCCGACCTCAAGGACCTGGAGAATGCGCTGTCGGGCGAGAACCTGATGCGCCCACTGACGAACGTGAACCCCCTCTACACCGCACCGGCCGAGTACATCACCGGTCGGGACTTCTTCACCGGTCGCGAGTACCGGGACACCGACGTTCGCCCGCTCGGCCCACTGGAGAAGGTGGCCCAGCCTGGCCTCGCTGGCCTCGGCCTGCTGAAGGAGGCTCCGAACGGCACGCCGCTGATCGAGGAGCGCCTGGCCAACATGCTGCAATCGCTCAACCCCATCTACTCCCGGTCGGCGAGGCTCGCTCCCCGCCTGACGACAGGAGCGGACGACAACATCCAGCGTGTCATGGAGGCATGGGTGCGGATGATGGGTGCCCCCGTCCGCACACTGTCCCCGTCACAGCAGGAGGCGACGATGAAGTCGCAGTACTACGACATGCTGGACGAGCAGCGTCGGCAGCAGGCATACGCCCAGGCCGCAGGGTAGGGCAGTTAGGGTTCGGTGATGAGGAACATCCTGTTCTACGACGAGGGAGAGGCGTACGCCGCTGGCGACGAGGAACGAGCGCAGTTCGACAACGACCGGCTCGTGTCCATGATCGCCATTCTCCAGATCCTGGTCCCTGACCCTGACCTCAAGCGACGCATCCGTCGTGCGGTCATGTTTGAAATCTTCGGGGAGCACGAGGAGCGCTGATGGGACAGATTTGGCTCACCTCACTGCCCGACGTCCTGCGTAATGCTGGCCTCGACGTCGGCACCTACCAGGGCTGGGAGGCTCGTGCCCGATCGACGGGCGGGTACGACGCCATCCTGGCCGTGCAGGTTCATCACACCGCATCGAACTCGTCGCCCGAGGGCGACATGTCCTACATGTGGGAGGGCTCACCCGACCGACCGGTCGGTGCCATCTACCTCGCCCGTGACGGCAAGGTCACTGTCGGTGCTGCCGGTGCGACCAACACGTCGGGCAAGGGTGGCCCCCTCGGTACGTCGGGCGGGGAGATCCCACTCGACGCCGCCAACCGCTATGTCATCTCGATCGAGGCGGCGAACACGGGCACCGGCGAGCCGTGGCCGGAGGCGCAGCAGAAGGCCTACGTGACCATGGTGCAGGCCCTGTGCGCTGCGTACGGGCTGACGTACGACTACGGCGACGTCCACGCTCACTTCGAGTGGACCACGCGGAAGATAGATCCCGCGGGTGAATCCCACTACGCCAGCGGGGCGAACAAGTGGAACATGGATGCGTTCCGCCAGGACGTAGCCGCCAACGGACCCGGTATCCCACCATCCCCGACAGGAGAAGTCGACATGATTGCCATTGACCACAAGCCCAACACTCCCGAGTGGACTGCCCTCATGGTGACCGGCACCCACATGGCGTGGATCGCAGACGGCCACGCTGACGGCGTGTACCGGGTCGCTGGCGTCCAGCGGGTGACGGTCGGTGACGAGCAGCTCACCGGTCTCATCAAGTCCTCGCAGACCACGACCGACGCCCCTCCCACCCTGAGTGGCAGCGATCGCGCGCTCTGGGACCAGAACCGGATCAAGTAGCATCGCCCGGTGCTGGCAACGTCGAACGTCTCACTGAGTCTCGAAGGCTGGTTCGCGTTCATCGCCATCGTCATCGTGTCCGTGACGGTGTTCCTCGTCGCCCGGCACGGTCGGACGTACCACGTCCACTGGCACAACGGCGACGATGACGGGGAAGAACTTGCCCCGGAACGCGAAGAAGCCCCCCAGCCCGAAGGCTGAGGGGCTTCTTTCAGTAATTCGTGATTGCGTAGAGGAACGGGACGATGACGACGGCCCAGAGGACCAACCCGGCGAGTGCCAGGAGGGCCACCTTCCACCACTTCATCTCCACGCCAGGTTTGCTCACTGGACGCTTCTCATCCCGATGACGATAGGCGACAGGTCCCGCGGGCGCTGGCCCAAGCGGGCGCACGCTTCGATGTAGTCCCGTCGCACCGCGTGCGTGGCCGTGTAGACCATTCGGTCGATGTGATCGGGCCCACAATTCTGTGAAGCACTTTCTGGATTCGAGGGTGAGTCGAAATCACTCATTGCCTTCTCCCTTGATGAAGTGATGGGGGCGGTGCATCTCGATCTGGTCGATCTCACGCTGCACGCGCCGGTTGGACTGCTGACGTTCGATCTCCGCCTGCTCTCTCGCACGGTTGCGCATGGCACCCCAGATGATGAGGGCCGTACACGCTGCGATGAACAGGAAGATGAGGAACTGAACGGTTGGTACTGACATGGGAAAGGGCCCCATTCACTGAGTGAATGGGGCCCCTCCTCCTTTCTACTCGTCCCCGAAATCCGGGGTGACGATGGGAAGCGGCGTGTCGTGCTCGACGCTGTCGAGGACAAGGCGCACCGCTGCTGGCGACAGCAACGGTCCGTTCTCACCCTCGGTGCGCTTGAGCAGATACCCCTTCGGCATGTGGTACTGGCGAGAGATGATCTCGCCCCACCGTGAGCCGAAGAAGGTCCGCTTGACGCCGCCGCACTGTTCGCACTGGTGGACAGCTACGCGCTGGCCACGTGGTACGTCCACGTCGGGTTGGCACCTGATCCAGCGATGGCGTGAGCCACCGACACGGCACTCCAGGAGTACCGGGTCGAGTGATTGCGCACGCTTGCGCTGTTCGTTGAGGAGAGTTGCTCTCTCCTTCGTATTCGGCTCCGTCATTGCTTGGGTCTCCTTGAGTTGGCAGGACATGTGTCCTGGTGGATTGCTTTCATGGTGCTCAGAGCGAAGGGCGTGACCCGCCTCCCCTTCGGGAGACGGATCGTGCCCTTGCACCCCTCGCAGACGAAGGAGCGGTCACTACTCATCGAGCAGTGCTCGTTCCATCGACTTGAGGAGGTCAGACGCTGCTTGCAGATCGTCGATCTGCTTGAGTGTCTGCTCCTTCTTCCAGCCGTCAGGCATCTGCTTCGATTGAGTGACGAGCATCTGACGATGCACGTCACACGCACGAGCTGCGATGCCCGCTTGGTCGACGGTCAGGTCGAAGATGTGGGTGGTGGCCATGGTGATTCACCCCCTCCCCCGGTCCAGGTCTCGAACAGCGAGTCGAGTTCGTTGCTGAATGCAGCGACCTCGTCCTCGATGATCTTCTCCGTGTTCCCCTTCAGCAGGGATTGCAGGCTGACGAGGGCGGGGTTGTCGTTGGGATCGACGCCCATCTCCTTCAGTCCCTCCTTCATGAGACGATCGGCGAAGCGCCCTTCCTCGTTGTTGAGGTCGGGTTCGTCACCGAACAGGGTCTCGTTGTCGGCATTGAGCCCACGCCCATACCCGAGGATCGGCGTGCCCTCCCCGTCACGGATGACGGTGAGGGCGAGGCTCACCACCTTCTCCGTCAGGGTCGGCATCACTGCCATCCTGTCGGTCAGGTCGAGTGTCTCGGCGGTGACGTCGGGACGTGTCAGGTCCCAGCACATCCTCGACATGCCCACCATCATCGAGACAGCAGCCTCGACGTTGCCGTGCCTGGCCAGGGCGGTCGCTCCGACGATGGTGGCCTTGATCGCCTCGTCGTACTGCTCACGGTTCAGCATGACTGAGCCCTCCACACTTCCCTGATGACGTCGGCGATGGCACCTTGCACCTTCGTCTTGTCATCGTCCACGTGGATGACGGCATCCTTGAACTCCAGGAAGCCGCCCTCCACCATGGCGTAGGGAACCTGGGCGATGGCGATGTCCACACCACCGACCAGGTCGTCGTCGGCCATGAGTACCGTGAGGCACTCAGTGACGTCGGTGTCCGGGTTGCTCATGAAGTCCTCCTTCATCGAGCCCCTGATGGGCTCGTCATCCTTGTCCCGTGTCGCGGTGTAGCCATCAGCGATGAAGGTGATGGCCCGCAGCTTGGTCACGTCGGGGAAGTTCATCGGGATGCTGTAGAGGATGGAGTGCAGTGCTGTCGGCACGTCTCCGCCCACCGCATTCAGCGCCTCCTGCATGACCCACTGGGGGACAGCTTCGTATGTCTCCGCCCCCTCGGGCAGGAAGCCCAGCTGAGGGAGTGAGTCACGGTTGCCCATGGCGTAGTCCTTCAGCTTCCATAGCTTGACGGCCTCGATGATGCCCTCGATATGTGGTTCGTTCATGGTCTTGCTCCTTGGTTGGATGGGATGGGTCAGTTCGTCTGCACTTCGGCGAGCGTGTCACCGTTCGGCTTGTGCAGCTGTGCTCCGTTGAGGCGACCCTCGACGATGTTGTCCACGATCTCGTGGACCTTCTCGCTGATGTAGCTGTAGTCGGTGGGGTCGCTGTTGAGCACCTCGTAATCGGTGAGCTGCTCCAGCACGGTCTCCGCAATGATGTCGCGGAAGTGCGATTCGAGAGCGGGCCGCTCGACCACGACAGCCTCCTGCATGAGGTTGAAGTGACCACGCACCGAGTTGGCTGCGTCGATGAGGTTCTCCGTGCTGATCTTCAACTCGGTGAGATCACCCTTCGCCGAGCTGATCGCAGCACGGATGATGGTCTGCACTGCGTTGGCGATGAACGCGTAGCTGTAGCCCTCGAAGTGCGGGTAGGCAGCCTCGTAGTCGATGTCGCCCATGTCCTCCTCACGCAGCAGCACCTTGATGAGGTGCGTGAAGGCCTGGAGGTCAGGCAAGCCCGACTCCAGGACGCAGTCGAAGCGACCGGGGCGAAGCATCGCACGGTCGATCGTCTCCAGGAAGTTGGTCGTACCGATGGTGACTCGGCGGTGACCCTTCGATGACGTGCCGTCGAGGATGTCGAGCACCTTCGCCCGGTCCCTGACGGCCAGCTTCTCCATGTCCTCCATGGCGATGAGCACCTTGTACCCGTTCTCCAACAGCACCATGCTGCGAGCATTGGCAGCCTCGAAGCCTTCGATGCCCAACGACGGGTCGATCTCGATGACGACCGCACCCAGGCGAGCTGAGAGGTACTCGGCCGTCGTCTTGACCATCGTCTTGCCGCCACCCGGAGGCCCGTAGAGGAACATGCCCGTCTTGCGGGGCAGGCCACGCTCATCGTTGGCCGAGTGGTAGCGCAGCGGCGACAGGACGAACCAGTCGATCGCGTTGGTGATGTCACGGGTGAGCGCGACGTTCTCCGGCTTGAACCCGGTCAGGTTGAGGAAGTTGAAGTTCACGTCCACCACCTGCCCGGCGTAGATGCTGTTCTTGTTCGCCCAGTCACGGACGAAGCCGAAGATGCCCTCGACCGCATCCTGGTCGCAGCGCAGCACGTTGGCCACGAGGGTCGGCGTGCCGCCCCGTGAGATCACGCGCATGGATGGACGCCACTTCTGGCCGGGCACCTTGCGGAAGCCGGGCATCGACATCTCGCCCGCAGGGACGATCATCGTGTTCATGCGCCCGGTCATCCAGTCGTAGCCGACGTCGACGATCAGCGTCGTGGGGGTCACGGTCGGATCGTTCGAGATGGGCTGAGGCACACCAGCGTCCGAGCGGTTGAGCACGGCAGCGAGAGCCACACGGATCTCGTCGGGCGTGAACCCCTCGTAGGACTGGAGGCGCTCGACCTGCTCGAACTCACTCATGACCGCATCCTTGACTCCTTCGATCGCAGCGAAGGGGTCCTTGGCATTCGCCAGCGTGCCGTCATAGACGGTGTCCTCGAAGACGATACGAGGACGTGCCAGGTTCGACCCGGCGCGACCAACGAGGTCGCTGAAGCCGATCTTGGCGGGGATGGCGTTGGCATTGCGTGTTGCGATGGTGTTCGTGTTCATGGTGATTTGTCCTTTCGGGACGGGTTGGTTGTCTGTGCGGAAATGCACAGAGCGCCACCCACCAGCCAGGGCCGGTGAATGACGCTCCGCAGATTTCGTGGAATGTGGTGAATGGCGGGGGTGAGTGGACCCCATTCACTCGCTGAATGGGATCAAGTCCTCCGGGAGTTCGACGACGCCGATGCACCGATCCGTCTCCGGGTTGGGCTCCTCCATCGTCGTATGCACCCTGATCTCGAACTTGCCACGGTCGAGCGTCGGGATGATGTAGACGAGGAAGCCTTTGCCGAGGTGAGGGATCATCTCCCAGCCCATGACCCCATGTTCAGGGTCAGCGAAGGGCAGGTACGTGATGCCGGTCGTGGTGTCACGATGACCGGTCACCGCAATGAGCTTCGGAGGATTGAGTGGGCTCCAGGGCTTGGGCTTCATGACCCGAACACCTGCTTGGCAGCCACGACGCGAGCGGAGTGGTAGCCCTGCTCACGTACCACGTCGGTCGGCTTGCCGTTGCGGCCCCGATTGGTCATCTCGAAGCATCGCTTACCTGCCCTGGCCTTGCATGTGGGGCAGGCGACGTCGATGCTCTTGGGGCGCTTGCCCGGGATGGGCTGCACCTTGGGCAGGATCTCCTCGGGCGACGGCGTGAATGCGGGCTCACGCTTGTCCACGATGAGCGTTTGCATGGACGACACGTCGTACTCCTTGCAGTTGAGCAGGTCCACTCGCAGGGTGGTGACGATGGAGGCTGCTGCCTCCATGTCGCCCTCATGCACGATGGTCACGAGCAGGTCGTCGAGGGCGTCGAGCCAACGGCGGTAGTGGTTGGGATGGGTCATTTCTTCTCCTTGGTGATGTGGGATTTGATGTATGAAACGGCAACGGTGATCGCTGTTAGAACGATCGCCACTGGGATGAACAGGATGGATAGAGCAGTAAGCCAAGACTGTTGGCCCTGCCATATGTAGGAAATCACTTGCGCCGGTAGTCGTGATACCGCCATTCAGCGTTGCTGGTGCGATGGCGGGGAGGCTCGGGGTGGTCGGTCGACGTGACGATGGCCACGACGAAGCCGATGGCGCACACGGCGAAGCCGATGAGGAGGAGGATCATCCACCAGCTCATCGCACTGCCTCCGTGGGGCTCACGACGATGTACTTGAGGGAGCGACCCTCCAGCTGCTCGTCCAGGTCCCAGATGTCCTCGAACGTGGGCTCGTCGCTGTCCATCCCCGCCAGCACCGCTTGCACGGCCTGACGGACCAGGAACTGCCTCTGGCGCTGCTCCAGGGCCTCCAAGCGCTGCTGGTACCCGTCGAGCAGGGTGTTGAGGGTGGTGACGGTCTCAGACAGGCTGAGGGTGGCGTTGAGGGCGGCTCGCACTTGCAGCTCCAGCGATGGCATGGGCTCGGTCGGAGTCGAGGGTGAGTCGAGCGCAAGGCGGGGACCCTTGTGGGCCTCGTGCTTGCGCTGCATGTGGATGTACTCGTCGAGCGGTCGCCCAGTGCGAGTCATGCACTTCTCGTTCGGCTTCGCGAAGCAGAACGGGCAGGGCACGTTGGTTGGGTCGGTGGTCATGGTGTTGCTCCTTGGGTTGGGTGTTCGGATGGTTGGATGTTGGCTTGGGCGATGAGCATGAGGAGCCCTTCGCTGTCGACGTAGCCACGTGGATCTTCTTCCCACGAGGCCCACACTTCGACACATGCGGGGTCCTCGTCGAAGGGGTAGCCATCGAGCCAGGCGTCTCGGTTGACGGACCACGTGGCGTGGCCGTAGATGATCGAGAGCGTGGCCCCTGACTCGAAGGTCATCAGGCACTTGCGCTCGAAGTAGGGCATCCCGAGGGTGTCAGGGTCGAGGTCGTTCATGGTGATGCGTGTCACGGGGTAGCGGTGACGGTCATCGACGACGAACGTCGAGGTGTCCTTGTCAATCCTCACGACACGGTCCTGAGTTTCTGCCCGATGTCAGTCACTGCGGCTTGAGTGGCCGAGAGATGCGCCATCATGGTGAGGGCGAACACTCTCATCTCGGGGACGAGCATGGCTTGCGTGACGATCGAGGCGAGATCGAGTTCGGTGGGGACGAACTCGACGCCGGTGCCACGCAGGGTGACTGCCTCGGTGCGCAGGATGTGGTCTCCGTCGTCGTTGGTGGTGATGGTGAAGGTGGTCATGGCATTTCTCCTTGGGGTTCATTCACTGGGTGAATGGGGTTGCCGACCGTGCAGGATGCGCGGTCGGGGTCGGCGTCGTGCCAACGACGTTGGTTGGCACGGGTCGAGTTCGTGGAGCGTGAGACACGTTCCATGTGGTCGGGGTTGAGGCAGTTGCGGTGACGGTCGCATGTGTGGTCGACCGTGTCGTCGTAGCCGGAGAGCGGGGATGAGGGGTTGTAGTGGTTCCACACGTAGCGATGGGCCACGGTGGTCTTGCCACGCAGCTTGAACTTTGCGTAGCCGGAGGTGTCACACGAGCCGGTCCATACCCAGCATGTGCAGCCACAGATGGTGATGTTGGTCCGGACGGTCCGTGTGAGGTCGGTGGGGTCGGGCATGAGGTGGTCCCTTCGGTCGGTGGATGGAATTGACGTAGCGATTCTCCCGGTCGGGGTGGGCCCACGGAGTGAGCGGACCATGTGACGGGGACGCCGAAAGCCCCGATCCCATTCACGGCGTGAATGAGGTCGGGGCGATGGATGTCGGGACATAGCAAAGAGCCCCGACCTTTCGGCCGGGGCTCTTCGACTAGGTGTTGAGCTGTCAGACGCTGACAGTAATGGCGAGAAGTGCGCTCTTCTGTGAGCGCTCTTCCATGATGATTCCGGCGACGAGCTGGCGAGCTACTGCCAGACGCTGTTCGGCCGTCCATCCGCTGACGTCAGCGACGACAGGAATGGCGGACAGCTCTTCGTCACTGGCCAGCGACAGCACTCCCCATTCCGGTGTCGTGGCAACCGTTGCCACAACCGGTGTCGCGGTGGTGGTGCGGGCGGAAGGCTTGCGAGTGATCTTGCCAACCTTCCGATTCTTGCCAGTACCGGTCACGGTTGCGGCGAGGTCAATCGTGGAAGCGTTCGACAGCTTGCTACCGGTGGCCAGCGTCAGCCATGGCACATAGTCAGCCATGGCAGGAGCGTTGCCAGCGCTCTTGAACGCTTCCCGACGTGCTGCGCTGTCGTTGTCATGGATGGCCAGCGCACGTGACATTGTGGAAGCGGACGGAAGAGTCTTGCGCTCTTCTGCGTCGACGAAGAGACCGGAGGAACGGTCAGCGAACGCTGACCGGATGTTCTCACCGGTGAGACTCTTCGTCAGCTTGCCAGCGATGCTCTTGCCAGCGAGGAACGCGCCCAACGCTGACAGCGCGTCACACGTGCTGTTGAAGCCTGCCCAACGTGCGTCAGTGACGGTTGCCTCTGTCGTGCGCTCTGCGTTCGCTACTGCGCTGGCACGTTGTGCCAGTGCTGTCAGCGTTGCCGATGGCATGGCCAGCGTCGGGGCCGTGGTGGTGGTGGTGGTGGTGGTGGACATGTTGCTCTCCTGTTATGGGATGTTGGTTCCCATTCATCGGATGAATGGGATGGGAGGAACGTTCCTCCCACAACCAATACACTATCGTAGAATAGCCCTTAGCCTCCGGTGAGGGTGAGCCCAGACCCCCCCACCCCCCACCCCCGGGGTACGCCCCCCCACGCCCTACCCTTCATCTCAGGGGTGTCGGACTGCTAACCATTTCTGTGAGAGATTTCAGAACAAGGACCTAGGCTAGACCCCAGTACCAAGAGGAGTGAGGCGGGGATCAGTGGATCTCACCTACTATGGACTACGAACAGGTGTTCGAGGAATGTGTAGGACCCTTGTAGGACCGGTCCTACACACTTTCTCTCAAATTGGCGGAAATACCCCCATAAACCACCTGCTAACAGACTCGCGTTAAGGAGTAGAGGGAGGAGGGGTGTAGGACCCGGTCCTACACGGTCCTACAGAGTTGGCCACCCCTGCGCTCGATCTTGCCGGTGGCCAGTGCGACCTCCAAAGCGTGGTCCCAGCGATCACGAGTCCTGCTGTTTGCCATCGAATTGCGCAGCTCCCGGTACGGCACACCGTCGTCCTCTGCTGCCTCCACTCGGGCGATGATCCTGCGTGATACGTCGTCCACGAGCCGCTTCTCCTTCACCGTCTCCGCCACGTAGTCGGAGACGCCACGAGCCTCTGCCTGCCTGTGACGTGCGTCACCTTCAGTCTGGCGATGGGCGATGATGAGCTGCTGACGGACGTTGCGATGTGTCGATAGAACAGAGCCAGCGAGAGCCCAATCGTCGACGGTGACCGTCGTCGAGCCGCCGAACATGGCCATTAGGCCTGCCAGCTTCAGCCGGAGGAGCGTCTGATGGCCGTCCAGGTCATCCAACACCAGGCGACCCTCCATCACCGCCTCACGCTCGTCCTGGACCTCGCTCACGATCTCTGGGGCGTACTCCAGCGTCGACCCCGTGGAGTACACCCGGTACTTGATGGGCCCGGGCCAGGCCGGGATCGAGGCGGGAAGGGGTGAATGGGCCCACGAGAACAGGATGCGTTGGGGGAACCCCACCGCCTTCAGGTGATCGGCGAGCAGCTCGTGGCCTCGCAGGGTCTGGATGTTGAGGCAGGCGGTGACTCGGCGCTTCTTGCCCGGCACGATCCGCTTCGTCTCCTCTGAGGCGTTGAGCTGACCGAGTGTCGCCCCGGACCATGCTGAACACAGGGTCTGGACGATCGTGGTGCCCTTGCGGGCGTTCTGCTCCATCAGGGCCGTGGCTTCGTCGGCTACGAAGTGGACAGCCTTGTGGACGCCGAACTTGTACGAGGGATCGCCCGTGGGCTTGCCTTTCTCGTCCTTCTCCCGGCCCATGAACGCCTGGATCAGCCCTTCGCCACTGCCGATCGGGGCGGACATCAGGAATCGCTCGTCGGTGGTGTGGATCAGCTCCTCGGCTACGCCGTTGGCGATGGTCTTGCCGCCCGCCGACTTCGCCACGACGCACGAGATGAAGTCGAACGTCGATGTGGACCCGATGATGGCTGGAATCTGCACGTCTGGCGGCACGAGGCAGGCATACCTGGCCATCGTGGCGGCGAACAGGGCGTCAGGAGAGACCCGGCGCGAGTACGCAGCGTCGCGGATGTGCCCGAGCCAGTCCCGGGACGCCCAGAACTCGTCTGGTAGATTGAGCGAGACGTCTGCTGCATGGGCGTCAACCCCAGAGTGCGTCCCCGCCTCCTCGTCCTGCATTCGGGGAGCGGGGGCAACTCTCTGCGGCATCATGGTGCGGCGGATGAACGACATCGCCCCCTTGACGTCCCCGCCGTGCTCGACGACGCAGTACAGGTCGAACGGCGTCAGCAACACGGTGCCGCCCTTGCCTGACCTGCCGATCGAATGCCACACCGGGTCGAGCGTCGTCGTGAAGACGGTGACGACGCCGCTCGGGTGCAGGATGGCGCTGTGCCCGCCGCGCGGGTCCTTGCCGGGGCGGCACCAGTACATGTCCTGGCCGCGGTTCTCCATGTACTGCCAGCCCGCCTTGTGCAGGAACGTCGCCGGATCGAGCAGGGCGTTGGCGTACTCGGTGGGATCGTCGTCGGTGCCCCGTGAAACGTCACTAGCGTAGAGAGCCTTGACGGGCAGACTACGCTCCGAGGTACCGGAAGGCACCTCGGAGCGTGGCTCCGTACGGCCCATCTCCTCGATCCGCTCCAACACCCACTCGGGAGCCATCAAGGGCTCGACGTCGACCGGGTTGGCGAACCAGCGGTAGGGCTTGCCGTTCGGGTGGATCGTCGGGCCGACCACGATCTGGCCACCCTCGCCCCGAATGTCGATCTTCTCGGCGAACTGCTGGGCGGAGTTGCGGACCTCGAAGGGTGCCTGGAACACGTAGTGCGCCCCGTCCGAGCCCGTCACCTGCTGGACGGTGCGCTTGAACGTGTCGACCGACTCGGGGTGCTCGCTGACGAGAGCGATGAACGTCGTGCCGCCGACCTCCCCGTCGATGTCGAGCGCGAACAGGTGCATCCCGTTGGGCTGGTTGCCCATCGCCCAGCCGACGCCGTTGTTGCCCTTCATCCATCCGGCCACGGTGGCCAGGTCGTCGGTGGCTTCCTCCTGCCATGCTCGCAGCTTCGGGTACTTCGCCCCTGGCGCGATCGGCACGATCTTGTAGCCCTTCGACGCCATGTCGATGGCCTGATCCAGACAGTACCCAGGCTCTCTGATATGCTCGGACACGTTCTGATCTCCTTCGGGTGGTTGGTTCATGACGGATTCTTTCGGTGAGCGCTGGATGGGTCGGTCTGCATGGGTTACTCCTTGGTACGAAGCCCCGGCTGCACAGCCGGGGCTTCGCACTGTAGGTCACTGCTTGCGCAGCTTGTTGCACTCGTCGCAACGGACCATCTGCTTCGGCTTCGGCAGGACGATGCGCCCCACCCGACCGCACAGCGCCACCGTCGTCGAGTACTTGTCCGTGTTCCGTGGGATGTGGAACCCCTGCACCCCGAGCCGATCGGCCAGCAGCACCCAGGGGTGCACCAGCTCCTCGACAGGGGCCGCGGAAACCGTCTGCTTCCGCGGGGGCTTCTCCTCGCCGTACGACGAAGCGTCGAACAGCGAGGCGGTCATTCCGCAGCCGTCATCTTGACGGCCGTCACCTCACGCAGGTTGATGAGCCACGACTCGTTGCCCTTGGTCAGGCGGAGGAAGTCCCCGTCCCGAGCCGAGCCGGTGATGCCGCGGTAGAACCCGTTCGGGCTGTCCGTGTTCTTCCAGCAGACCTCGAAGTCGATGACCTCGGGTGCCTGGATCTCGTGTTCGTCGCTCATCACTCTTCTCCCGTCGAGAACTCGGCTGTCGGGGCACCGGTCAGCACCACCGTCTTCGTTGTAGCGTCCCACTCGGCGGGTCCCGCAACCGTGGAGACGAATCCCTCCCAGTACGAGGCGTATCCCCGTCCATCGGCGTCGATGCAGATGACCGTCGTCGCCGTGGTGTCACCGGTGTAGACGCCGTTGGCCTCCAGCTGCGGGATGGCGACACGGGATTCCCGGCCGATCACCTGCTGCGGGTTGGTCAACTGGAACGTGCCGGGGATCGGGAACCCGATCGACGGACACGAATGGATCGGGTCCACGACGCCCTGGTTGAAGAAGAACGAGGTGGTGACCGTGGCGTTCGCCTGGGCCGTCTCGATCTCGATGAGGTTCTGGCGCAGTTGCGAGTACTCGAAGATCGGGATGGGCTGGGCTTCGAGGAACTGGGTTAGCTGCTGTTCGGCCGTGTCCTCCTCGGAGACTCTCCCCCCTTGATCGTCGGAGCCGCAGGCCCCGAGTACGAGCGCCGACGCTGCGGCGATCGCGATGATGGACTTCCTCATGAGCAGTTCTCCTTGATGAATGCACGGGCGTTGTAGGGGAGTTCGATCGACCCGGTCAGCTTGGCTGCCGAGTCGCAGATGCCGTCGATGACGGCGATGCGCTGGTTGGCGGGGATGTTCCCCTCGGCCTCGGCGATGTCGTCGAGGATCTGCGCCACGAGGGCGTCCTGACGGCCGTACGAGTCCTGGCGGATCTCAGCGTTGCGATTGGTCGCGTAGTCCTTGATCCACCAGCCGAGGAAGAACAGCCCCACGGAGACGGCGACCACCAGCACGATGCTGGCGATCACCGCCCCCGCAGATGCGAGGATGCGCTTCACAGCGGATCGTCTCCGCCCTCGAACCACACGTCGCCCTTGAGCGCCAACTCGGCGATCTCGGCGATGAGTTGTTCGGTCGTGTAGGCGACCTCACGGTTGGTGATGTACCACCGCTTGCCCGAGTAGATGGCGGCGTAGTTGTAGTCCTTGTCGTTGTCGGCGAACTGCACCATCCACACCACGACGTAGCCAGGCTCGGTGTCGAGGGCGTCGAAGTACACGCCCAGTTCGTTGACGACCGCGTCGGCCCGCAACTTCTTCCGGTCGTTCATGACCTTGTCGATGATCTCTCTGTCTGACATTTCCTTCTCCTTTGCCTTCTTGGCGAGTTGGACCAGGAGTGGGTTCTCCTGGAACATGTTCTTCTTGATTGCTTCGTCGTAGGCCTCGCTGATGATCTTGTTCAGCGGGGTCTGCCGCTTCGGTGTCGCCGTGTAGGGCGGCACCCACGAGGAGCCGTGGTTGTGGGAGTCCCCCTGGCACACCGGTTGGGCGTACCAGGGGTTCCCCTGCTGATCGACTCCGTGGCTCTGGGCCTCCATCAGTCGTCGAAGTCGTCGACCGAGACCGACGACTTCGGGGCTGACAGCTCCATCGTGTAGAGCTTGGCGGGCTGGAAGCCACGGGTCGTGGGCTTGGCATCGCCGGTGTACGTCACCGTCAACTTCGCGCCCTCGTCGATCGTGGACAGGCCTGCCGCCTTCGCGGCCTCGGCGAGCGCGACCTCACCGGACTTGCCCTTGCCGACCTTGACCTCGAAGTTCTTGCCGCCCTTCAGCCAGATCGAACGACGGCCATCGTCGTCGTCACTGTTGCGCAGGTCGGTCTGCAAGTCGATGACGGTCTGCATCCGGGGCGAGCCATCGGCCCACTCCAGCGGCGCACCGGTGGTGAAGTCCGTCTGCTGGACACGCTTGATCGACTCGATCGAGCCGGTGATCGAGTCACCGATGTCCTCGGGCTTCCAGCTCTTCGAGCCGCCTTCCAGGTCTGAAACGCTGAATCCACTCATTTCGGGTTCTCCTTCTTGGTATGTGGTTTGCTGGTTCTCGGGTCTCCGATAGGCCAGGTCAGTCCGTGCTCGGCCTCGACGTTGTCGAGGAGGGTGAGCACGAGTTGGATGTGAGCGGGATCGCTCAATCCGTTCTTCGGCGTTGGAACCCCTTCGGGCCAACGGCGGATCATCAGGGCTGCGGCGTCAGGGTTGCGCTTGATGGCTGCGATGCGCAGCCGGATGAACACAACGAGTTCATCCGTATCGACGATGTCGACGCCTTCGAGCGCGTCGGCGGCTTCCTCGACGCTCAACCCGATGGGCGGGGTGAACTCGTAAGCGCCATACGGCTCGACGTTCTTCCACAGGCGTCGCCACTGCTTGACGTCGGCTACGAGGCCTGCGCCCCACTCGCCCACGCCCATGTCGCACCATATGAGCGAACATACTTCCTGCCCTGCCGGAAGATGGACGAGGATGCCCCAGTCCCGGTTGATCGGTGGCGTCGGCAGGAACTCATCCTTGTCGACGTCGTACAGCTCGCCCTCGGCGTACAGCGCCATCTGCACCGTGTAGCCCGGCAGCGAGAAGTCGAGCGACTTGCCCGTCTTCAGGTCGCCGACGAACAGCGTGCCCGGTGGGTGGATCTCGCCGTCCGGGGTGACGATCTCCCGGGTGGTGCGGTAGAGGCGATCGGCCGTACCTGCGCAGCCCCGCTTGAGGTTGACGACGTGGTACTCGAACAGCTCCGAGACCAGGCCGAACTCCTCCAGCGTCTTGGAGTACACCCGCAGCGACTTGGCGTACTCCTCGGGCGGATCGAAGTCGTCCTCTGGGTCCTCCCACCGCTCGCTCATGGCGTGCAGGGCGGTGCCGATGTCGGCTGCCTGCGCTCCACGACCGGCGTTGATCGCCAACTCTCGCAGCCCCTTCAGCGCTTCACGATCCCCGTCCTTGACCGCCACGTAGCGGGCCTGGAGTGCCGGGTCGGTCGCCACGCCGATCGCAGCGCGGTCGATCTTCCAGTTCACGAGGGCGTTCTCGTCGTCGAGGATCTTGCCCCAGCCCGATGGTCGCGACAGGCGTTGGTTCTTGCCCTCCTTGTCGACGATCATCGGTGCGCCGTTGGCTCGACGGAAGTCCCGCTTCTGCGGGGTGTCGAACTCGTCGATGTTAATTGGCACGGTGCTTCTTGCTCCTTGGGTGGTAGTGGCCGACAGCGCTCCGTTTGGCGTTCTCGGCTTGGGTTACTGGTTGCAGGTGATCCGGGTTCACGCAGAGCGTGTTCTTGCACAGGTGATCCATCACGAGTCCGTCTTCGATCGGGCCGACCAGCGTCTCCCAGACCGCGCGGTGCGCAGGCTTCGTCTTGCCGTTGATCCTGACCTGCCCGTACTCGTTCTTGCGTCCTGTCCTTGATCTGGCGGTCCACAGCCAGCAGTCGCCGGTTGCGTCGATGTGGC